AATCCAGACCCGCTTAATGCGGGTTTTTTTATGCCCAGGAGGCAGCATGTCCCTTGTACTTCAAATGCGTAATGAACGCGCCGGTCTGGTTGCCCAGGTGCAAGCACTGGCCCAGATCGAGGCAGGTGGTGGAAGCTTGAGCACCGAGCAGTTGCAGCAGTTCACCAGCCTGGAATCGCAGATCAACGATCTGACCGCCAAGATCAGTCGTGCAGAGTCGGCTGAGCGGCTGGCGGCTGCGAGCGCAGTGCCGGTCAACGAGTCGGCCCAAGGCGCTACTAGCCCACCTCAAAGCAGTATTTCCGGCCCGTTCGGCGAAAAGGCCAAGCCAGGTACCGGCATGGCGCAGATGGCGCGCTTGTTGGCCGCTGCGCAGGGCAATCAGCAGACTGCTGCTCAGATGGCCAAAGACGGCGGTTTCCCTGCTGATGTTCACATGGCGCTGAGCGCCGTTACCCCTGGCGCTGGTGGTGTTCTGGTGCCGCAGAACTTCGCGACCGACGTGATTGAGTCGCTTCGGCCTGTGTCCATTGTCCGCAAGATGGGTGTGACCAGCTTGCCGCTGAACAACGGCAACCTGACTCAGCCACGCATCACCGGCAACACTGTGGTGACGTACATCGGTAGCGATACCGATATCCCGATCACCGGTATGACGTTCGCTGACACCAAGCTGTCGGCGAAGAAAGCGGCGGCCATTGTGCCGATCTCCAACGACCTGCTGGCCATGAGCGGCGTTAACCCCCGCGTCGATGGGCTGGTGCTGAACGACCTGACTGTCAGCATGGGGCTGTCGGAGGATCTGCACTTCATCCGTGCTGACGGTTCCGGTTCGTTGCCCAAGGGTATGCGCCATTGGGCGCTGCCGTTCAACATCCTGACTGCGCCCGTGGTGGATGGCCTGACCCTGGAGAAGATCGATCTGTTCCTGGGCGGGATGATGCTGCGCCTGGAAACGGCGAACGTGATGATGAAGTCGTGCGGCTGGTTGATGGCGCCGCGTGTGTTGCGTTGGTTGCAGTCGCTGCGAGACGGCAACGGCAACAAGGCGTATCCGGAGATCGATGCAGGCATGCTCAAGGGCTACCCAGTAGGCCTGAGCAACCAGATTCCGGTGAACCTGGGCGTCGATGGCAACGAGACCGAGATCTACTTCGTCAACTTCGCTGACTGCATGATCGGTGAAGACATGGACCTGACCCTCAGCTTCAGCAACGAGGCTTCCTACAAGGACGCCCAAGGCGAACTGGTCAGTGCCTTCCAGCGTGACCAGACCTTGCTGCGTGTGATCGCGAAGCACGACTTCGGCCCGCGCCACGTCGAGAGCATCGTGGTCGCGGTCGCTGTGAAGTGGGGCGCTGGCATGTAATCCCTGGCCCCGGATGAGCCGGGGCCGTTCAACTGGATGGAGTGTTTATGGCAAAGGCAATTGTTACGTTCACCGGCTCCTGGCGTGGCTATGGCAAGGGCGAGGTAGCGGGTTTCGAGGAGGATGTAGCGCAGTCGCTGATCGATGGCGGCCGTGCTGAGTTGTACGAAGGCAAGAAAGCAGGCAAGTCCGGTAGCGGTAAGGGCAAGCCGGCCCCGGCTGCGAAAGTGCCAGCCCAGTCCGGCCTATCGACAGAGCCGCCACCGAATGAAGATCCGGACACAATCGATCCGGAAGATGACGAAGACAAGCCCTGATCATGGCGCGCCGCATCGCCTACACGGGGGCGCCCGTGCTGACGTTGGAGCAGGTCGCGTATCAGTGTCGGGCTGAACCGGAAGACCTTCAGCCCGAGCTGATCAACCAGATCATCATCCCAGGGGTGACGAGCCAAGGCGAATCGAAGACGGGGGCGGCAATCCGTGAAGCGATCTACGAGGAGGACTGGCCGGCGGCGTATCCCTCGGGGCATTCGCTGGATGTTGGCCAAGTGGTTGCCGTCGAATCCGTGGTAGTGCTGGGGGGCGCCGGGCGGGTAAGTCCGTTCACCGGCGAGGTGGAGCTTAGCCAGGGAGGAAGGGAGAGCTACCTGCACTTTCCGGGAGGCCGACCCGATGGCCGGCTGCGCATCCGTTACCGGGCGGGTGTGGACTTGGAGGCCTACCCCGGTGTACTGAGCTGGTTGCTGATGGCGGCGGAAACGGTCTTCACCCACCGTGGGCTTTTGGTCGTCGGGCAATCCCTGGCCGAAGTTCCGGCGAGCTTCGTCGACCACCTGTTGGCGGATATCACCGTTCCGCCGAGGTTCTAGCCATGGCGATCAGAGAGCCTTCCTCGGGCGAGCTTCGCGCTCGCATGGCTGTGCGAGTTCGTGTCGACAAGCCAGCAGGCGCCGGCCTTGCGCCTGAGTTCACCCACGTTTGCAACCGCTGGGTAAAGGTTGAGCCGCTTGGAACGGCGACCTATGCCAATGCTCAGCAAACCGGCAACAAGATCACTCACCGCCTTTACTGCCGTCACATTCCGGGTTTGGACTCGGCGCACGAGCTCGTTTGGCATGATCGGGTGTTTCGCGTCCGTCGGCCAACCGATCTGGCTGGGCGCCTGGTGTGGTCGGTGATCGAAGTTGAGGAACTAGGGCCAGATGGTCCGCCGGCCAACGAAGGGGGAAGCGATGAGCAATTCGGTTTCCGTTGACGGCTACCTGCATATCGAAGGCTTTGAAAAGTTCGACTTTGAAGCCTTCAACAAGCGCAAGGTTCGGGCAGGTATGCGCAAGGTTGGTGCCTTGGTTACTGGCCGCGCGCAGATGAACCTGGCGCTTGGCGGTGGGCAGGCGGGCTACCCGGAGAGTCGAACCGGCGCGACAGTCGATTCGATCAGCTACAAGGTGTCGCGCTCTGGCTTTCTGGTGCGTATTGCACCGACCAAGACCGACAGCATGGGGGAGGATTTCTACCCCGCATACCTGCACTACGGTGTACGGCTTGGGTCCAGGCCTCGGGCGCTAGCCCCGGGCAAGGGGCGCGGTAAGAGTAATCGCCGTGCCAGTGGCCAGCGGCAGGCGTTGGTGGCTGCCCGGCAGGGAAACGGGTGGCGTATCACGCCGCGAGACAACTACATGACCGATGCCTTGGTGGACACCAAGGCGGACGTCCAGCGCATCTTGCGGCAGACCTTTGCCGATGCGCTGTTGAACTGACGGCCCAGGCGCCGCCCAAGCCCCGTAATGGGGCTTTTTTGTGCCCGAGAGGAAAGCATGCGAATCACCCCAGTGATCGAGCAACTGAAACAGCGCTGCCCGTCTTTTGAAAACCGGGTGGCGGGCGGTCTGGATTGGGACCCGGTAAAGGGCAGTGCGCTGATGAAGCTGCCTGCAGCGTATGTGATCCCCACCGGTGACGGGGCCGATGAGCCGGAGCAGCAGAACGTCATTGTTCAGCAGGTCAGGGACGCCATTGATGTGTGCGTCGTACTGAAGAACTACGACGAGCGCGGGCAGCAGGTTGCCGACCAGTTGCATTTGGTTCGGGCCAGTCTCTGGCGTGCTCTGGTTGGGTTTGAGCCTGATAAGGATTATGGCGAGCTGCTGTATGACGGCGGGTCTTTGCTGCTGATCGACCGTGATCGGGTGGTTTACCGGTTCCGGTTCTTCGCTGACTTCCAGCTAGGCAACCTCACCATTGGGTCTGGTACCAGCCCGGAAACGTGGCAGGCATGCACGCTGCTGGGCCTTCCTCCGCTGGAAGGGGTCGACACGTCGTTCGACTTTATCGACCCCGTGGTCGACCGCAATGTCGCCCCCGAGGGGCCTGACGGGCGTATCGAAATCAAAACCCGAGAGGACTTATCTCAATGACTCAGATTTACCTGAAGCCGGTAGCGGGGCGTGACAACCCGATGCCGGAGAAGGGCGGCGAACTGCTGCCCGAAGAGGGCGCCTATGTGCCCCGTAATGCTTACTGGGTGCGCCGCCTGAATGCGGGTGACGTGGTAGAAGCCAAGCCCAAGAAAGAGGCCAAGGTATGAGCGTCGGTTTCAGCAACATTCCGTCTGATATTCGTGTCCCGCTGTTCTACGCCGAGGTTGATAACTCGATGGCGAACAGCGGCGCCGGTGCAGGACTTCGCCGCCTCATCATTGGCCAGGTCAACGACAACGCCGATGCCGCCGAAATCGGTGGTCTGGTGCTGGTGTCGCGCACCTCTGAAGCCATTGCCATCGGCGGCGCCGGCTCGATGCTGGCCGCAATGCACCAAAAGCACCGCGCTATCGACATTGCCGGTGAGGTCTGGTGCCTGCCGTTGAAGGTCGACACCGGCGTGGCAGCGACCTGCAGCGTTACCGTAACGGGCAACGTGACAGCGGCGGGCTTGATCAACCTGTACGTGGCTGGCCAGCGTGTGCGCTCTGCCGTGGTCGCCTCAGCGTCGGCTGAGGCCGTGGCCACCGGCTTGGCGACCAGCATCAACGCGGCAACTGACCTGCCTGTTACTGCTCAGGCTGCAGGCGCTGTCGTGACGCTGACGGCAAAGTTCAAGGGTGACCTCGGCAACGACATTCAAGTCGAGCTGAATCGCCTGGGCCGCGTCAATGGTGAGGTGACACCGGCAGGCCTGGTGCTGGAAGTCACTGCCATGACTGGCGGTGTCGGTTCGCCTGACATGGCCATGGCGCTGGCGGCGCTGGGCGATGAAGAGTTTGAGTTCATCACCCAGCCCTGGACCGACAGCGCTACGCTCGATGACTGGAAAGAAGTCATGGATGACAGCGCCGGTCGCTGGTCGTGGGCCAAGCAGCTCTATGGCCATGTGTACAGCGCCAAGCGCGGTACGCTCGGCCAGTTGGTGGCGGCAGGGCGCTTGCGCAATGACCCGCACATGACGATTCACGGCTTTGAGCCCGGCGTGCCCCAGCCCGTCTGGGAGGTCGCGGCGCAGTGGGGGGCACGCACGGCGGTGTTCATCAGCGCTGACCCGGCTCGGCCCACGCAGACCGGTGTGTTGGGGGCTATTGCTCCCGCTGCTGCGAGCGACCGTTTCATGCTGTCTGAGGCGGATTCCCTGCTGAAAAGCGGCATCGCTACGGCATCGAGCAGTGGCGGCGAGTACCGCATTCAGCGCGCCGTGACGACCTACCAGCGTAACGCCTTCGGCCAGCCGGATGACTCCTATCTGGACAGCGAAACGCTGCACCAGTCGGCGCACGTTATCCGCTACCTGCGCAGCCGGATTACCAGCAAGTACGGGCGCTGCAAGCTGGCCAACGATGGCACCAACTTCGGCGCTGGCCAGGCAATCGTCACGCCGCTGGTGATCCGTGGCGAACTGATCGCGGCGTACCGTGAGCTGGAGCGCGCCGGGATCGTTGAGAACACCGAGCTGTTCAAGGCGCAGCTGATTGTCGAGCGCGACGCGAGCAACCCGAACCGCCTGAACGTGTTGTTCCCGCCGGATCTGGTCAATCAGTTGCGCGTGTTTGCGCTGCTCTATCAGTTCCGCCTGCAGTACGAAGACGCGGCGTAACCCTTCCACATCCACCCCGGCCCGCCTTGCGCGGGCTTTTTTATGGGAGATCCCTTTATGGGTCAGAAAGTCGCGGGCACCTGTTACATCAAGGTCGACGGCGAGCAGTTGACGGTTACTGGCGGTGTTGAGGCGCCGCTGTCCAAGTTCAAGCGCGAGACGATTGCCACGGGGGTGTTCAAGGAAGAAGACCTGACGCCCTATGTGTCGGTCGATGCGGTCAAAACCCCCGATTTTCCTCGGGCGAAGCTGGAAAACGGCACCAACATGACGGTCACCGCCGAGTTCAAGGATGGCACTTGTTACGTGTTGTCCGGTGCGTATGTGGTGGACGAAATGAAAGTGTCTGCCGATGACGCAAAGGTTGCGATCAAGTTCGATGGTATTTCTGGAGACTGGCAGTAATGAGCACTACTACCCATAAGTTGGCCGTACCGATTCAGGCTCACGGTGATCAACTGACCGAACTGACTCTGCGTCGCCCAACCCCTCAGGAAGTTCGCAACATCAAAGTGTTTCCCTACGTCTTGGGCGAAGACAGTCGCCCAGTCGCCGAGACTGAAGCCGCGTCGAAGTACATCGCAGTGTGTGCCGGCATTCCGCCCAGCTCCGTTAACCAGTTGGACTTGTCCGACCTGAACACGCTGGTGTGGATGGTCATTGGTTTTTTCCTTACACCGGCGACGAAAGCCCCCGATTCCGAAGCCCCGAGCAGCTGACCGAGTTGGTCTATGACCTCGCCTGGTTCTGGAAAGTGAACCCGAACGAGGTCATGAACTGGCCGTTAGACCAGTTGCTTGAGAGTGAAGAAAACGCGTGGCGAATCCAGGCGATGTTAGGGGGCGGCAATGGCGGATAAGTTCCAGCTAAAGGCGCTCATCACTGGCGTCGACAAGTTGTCGCCGGTCTTGAGTGGAGTGCGCAAGAACGCAGCCGTTCTGCGCAAGCAGTTGAATAGCTCGGGCCTCGGCAAAATCACCTTCATGGATGCGATTCAAGGGGGTGCCATTGCGACCCCTTTTGTCATGGGGGTTCAGGCTGCCATTGGCTTTGAAAGCGCGATGGCCGACGTCAAGAAGGTCGTCAACTTTGAGACACCGGCCCAGTTCAAGGAGATGGGGGAGGACGTGCTGAGCATGTCCGAGCGGTTGCCGATGGCTGCCGAAGGCATCGCGCAGATTGTCGCAGCGGGTGGTCAGTCGGGCATCGCCCGGGAAGACCTGAAGCAGTTCGCTGAAGACGCGGTGAAAATGGGTGTTGCCTTCGACACCACGGCGGAAGAGTCCGGCTCGATGATGGCCAAGTGGCGAACGGCCTTCCACATGAACCAGCAGGAAGTGGTCGCGCTGGCCGACAAGATCAACTACCTGGGTAACACCGGTGCGGCCAGTACCGGGCAAATCTCGGCGATCCTGACGGCCATTGGCCCGCTGGGCGAGGTGGCCGGGGTTAACGCCGGGCAGATTGCGGCGATGGGCTCGGCACTGGCCGGGGTGGGTATCGCCCAGGACGTGGCGGCTACAGGCATCAAAAACTTCATGCTGACCCTGACCGCTGGCACGGCGGCCACCAAGTCGCAGCAAGAGGCCTACAAGGCGCTGCGCCTGGACGCCAACGAAATCGCCAAAGGCATGCAAACCGACTCTGAAGGCACGATCAACAAGGTGCTCAAGACCCTGTCCAAGGTCGAGAAAAGCAAGCAGGCGGCGGTGTTAACCAACCTGTTTGGCAAGGAGTCGGTAGGGGCTATTGCGCCGTTGCTGACCAACCTGGACACCTTGCAGAAGAACTTCAAGTCGGTTGGTGATTCAACGCTATACGCCGGTTCTATGCAGGCTGAGTATGAATCGCGGTCGGCGACCACACAGAACGCCATGCAGTTGCTGCGCAACCGCGTGACCCGGCTGGGCATTACGGTCGGTTCTGTACTATTGCCGCCGTTTAACGACTTCATGGCGACGGTCGGGCCGATCATCACCGGCGTGACCCAGTTGGCCGGCGCGCACCCGTGGCTGATCAAGGGCATCATCGGGGCGGCGGTCGGCTTCACTGTGTTGCGCTTGGCCACGGCGGGGGCTACTTCCGCGCTCATGCTGATGGATGGTGTGGCAAAAATGAGCGTTATCGGCCTGGTCGTGCGTGGTGTGGCGATTGCGGCAGGTGTGCTGATTGCGAACTGGTCGAGCGTCGCGCCTTACTTCGCTTGGGTATGGGAGAGGATCAAAGACCCGGCTATGACGGTCTGGTCGTGGATGAAAGAGGCCTTCAACTGGAGCCCGCTCGGCCTGGCCATTGCCAACTGGGGGCCGCTGACTGAGTTCTTTAGCGCGCTGTGGGATCTGGTCAAGGCGTTGTCGGTACCGTTTGCGGAGTTCATGGGGACGCTGTTCGATTGGTCGCCTCTGGGTTTGATCATCAAGCACTGGGAGCCCATCAGCGGTTTCTTCAGGGGGCTTTGGGACGAGTTGCGGCCCATCGTTGAGCCGATGATGAAGTTCCTTGGCATCGAGACGGACGGCGCCGGGGTGATTGGTGCCGCGACGGATAAGGTCAAGCAGTGGACGGCCGAGCAGGAAGCGCGCAACGCGCAGACCGGCATGGCGCCGGGGCAACTGGTCAAGCCGATTGCTCAAGCCCCAGAGTTGATGCCAGAGGCCACGAAGGTGGCCAGCCTGATGCGCAACCCCGCCAATCAGACTTTGCCCGGCATGGCGCCATTGGCGTTGGTTAGCGCGGTACCGGGTACTCAGGTTGCTCAGGCTTCGGGTGCTGGTCGACCAAGCCTAAGTGCGGGTGGCTCAGCCTTGCCTGCAGGAAGCCTGCCGCAAAGCCGTGGTTCTTTGGTTCAGGCTGCTGCTGCGACAGCCGCGGCGCGCACCGAACTGGAGGGGTCAATGGTGGTGCGCTTTGAAAATGCACCGCCGGGCATGCGTGTTGATCCTGCGAAGACCAATCAACCCGGACTGTCGGTAAGCCCGTCAGTCGGTTATCGCTCATTGGGTAGGGAGGCAGGATGACGACGTGGCGCGATCAACTGCACCCGGCTTCGTTTCGCGGCGTGGCGTTTCTGGTCGACAGTGACGCTACGCCAGTCGGGCGGCGGGTGCAGGTCCACGAATACCCCCAACGGGACAAGCCGCTGGTGGAGGATATGGGCAGCAAGACCCGCGAAATCAAACTGACGGCCTTTATCGGTGGTGACGATTGCCTGGACCGGCGGGACGATCTGCTCAATGCCCTGGATAAGCCCGGGGCGGGCGAGCTGGTACACCCGTGGTTCGGGCGCTTGCTGGTCACCGCCGGGGATGGCTGCCAAGTTTCGCATGAGCGCCGCGAGGGCGGCATCGTGCGCTTTGAGTTGGTATTTATCGAAGGTGGGGAAAAGGGCTACCCGGTCGGGGTGCCCAAGGCATCGCGGCAGGTAGAGGCCTCCAGCGAGAGCTTTCTGGAGTCCGCGTTGGCCCGCTACAAAGCCGCGATGGCCGTGGTCAACCGGGCCCGCATGGCGGTAACGGCGCTGCAGAACAGTATCGCCGGGATTCAGATGGCGATTCAGCGAGAGTTTAGCCAGATGCTTGGCCTTGTCAGTTCGGCTGAGGCGCTGGCTGACATGCTGATCAATGCCCCGGGTAATTTCTCGGCCATGATCCGGGCGCAGTTTTCCAGCGTGGGGGGCAGCACTCGGTCGTCGGGTTACAGCTGGTCGCCGTCGTCCAGCAGCTCGGCCACGGTGGCGGCTGACCCAGAGTTTGCCAATACCGTGGCGCGCCTGGCGAGCACCGAAGAGGTCTTTTCGGGGTTCGTGGACTCAGGTCGTTGCATCACGTCACAGCTTGAACTGGCCCGGCAGTTGATGGCCGAACAGCAGTTTGATGACCTGATGACCAATCCGCCGGGCGGGCTGGCGACAGCCGCTGCCGTCAAGGCGGCACGGGAGTTGATGCGTGATGCCTTGATCGTCAAGGCGGTGCGGGCAGCGGCACTGATGCCGGTGGTGTCGGCGCCTGCCGAGCTGCCCGGTGTTCCAGCCTTGGCGCAGCAGGTGGCGTCACCCCTGGAGCGGCCAGAAGTACCGGCAGCAGATGACGTGATTAGCCTGCGTGATGGGCTTAGCGCGGCGCTGTGGGAGGCCGGGCTGTCGGCATCGCATGAACACTTTGAGGTGATCGAGGTGGTGCGCAAGCACGTTAAAGGGCACCTCTCCGAGGTGGCCCGCTCGGGCGTTCGCCTGGTTGAGATTGAGCCGAAGGAAAGCCTGCCCGCGTTGGTGCTGGCCTATCAGTGCTTTGGCGACGCATCCCGCGCCGCTGAAATCGTTACGCGTAACAAAGTGCCGCACCCGGGGTTCCTGCCTGTCGGGGTGCTGCACATCGCCCAGGAGTAACCCATGGACCCGTTAAACGCTGTCACGCTGCGCGTGAACGGCCTGGATTATCGCGGCTGGAAGAAAGCCAGCATCAGTGCCGGCATCGAGCGACAGACCCGAGATTTTGCGCTGGATGTGACGTGGCGCTGGCCGGATCAGGCCGAGGAAATTCCGGTCAGGCAGGGCGACTTCTGCGAGGTGTTGATAGGTGATGACCTGGTGCTGACGGGCTGGGTCTTCGCTACCCCGGTGAACTACGACAGCAAGATGGTGAACCGGGCAATCAGCGGGCGTTCGCTGACGGCCGATCTGGTCGACTGCTCGGCGATCAATCAGCCCGGGCAGTGGCGTGGCCAGAGTGTGCAGCAGATCGTTCAGAGCCTGGCCGAGCCCTACGGGGTCAAGGTGCTGAGCCAGGTGGCCGAGACTACCAAATTGGCTGAGCACAGCATTGAGCCCGGGGAGACGGTGTTTGAGTCGATAGACCGGCTGCTAACGCTGTCGCGGCTGCTGTCCACCGATGACTCCCGGGGGCGCCTGGTGATCATCAACCCGGGCAGCGCGGGGCGGGCGGTTGACCGGCTGGAACTGGGCCAGAACATCCTGACCGGCTCGGCGTCGCTCGACTTTTCCGGCGTGTTCTCCGACTACAAGGTCGTTGGCCAGCGTTCGGGCACGGATGACGAACACGGCGCCAAGGCCTCTGAGGTGCAGGCTGAAGTCACGGACCCGCGTGCGGCGCGTAAGCGGGTGCTGATGATTCACGAAAGCGGCCAGATGACCCCCGGTCTTGCCGAGGCGCGGGCGAACTGGGAGCGCGGCAGCCGCATGGGTAAGGCGCTGACCCTGCAGTACAAGGTGCAGGGCTGGCGGCAGTCGAACGGGGCGCTGTGGCTACACAACATGATTGTGCGGGTGGTCGACCCTTGGGTCGGTATCGACCGCGACATGCTCATCAGTGAAATCCAGTACAGCCTGGATGAGAGCGGCACCGTGGCCAACATCACGGTGGCCCCGCCGGACAGCTTCGACCCTGAGCCGAAAGACCCGCACAAGAGCCGCAAGCTCAAAAAAGGCGGCAAGGCGGACAACTTTGAATACTTGATCCCAGCAGATTGGAAGCCCGAGCAATGAGCGGACTAAAACAGATTTTGGCCCGGGGCGTGGTCACGCTGGTCAAGGCTACGAGCAAGTTGCAAAGCCTGCAGATGCGCCTGTTGGCCGGTGAAGTGAAAGACGGCATGGAGCACTTTGAGCCCTATGGCTTCACCTCAAACGCGCACCCGGGCGCCGAGGGGATCGCGCTCTTTTTAGGGGGCGACCGTTCGCACGGCGTGGTGGTGTGTGTCGCTGATCGACAGTTTCGCCTGCAGGGGCTGAAAAGTGGCGAGGTGGCGTTGTACACCGACGAGGGCGACCGCCTGCACTTCAAGCGCGATCGGGTGATCGAGGTCGAGACGCTGACGCTCAAGGTCAAGGCCGACACCGCCGTCGAGTTTGACACCCCGGTGATTCGCACCACGGGCCGCATCGAGTCAGCGGGCGATCAGGTGGCTGGTGGTGTGAGCCAGATGCAGCACGTTCATGAAGGCTCGGACAAAAAGCCAGTGGCAGGAGGGTGATATGCCGCTGATTGAAAGCGACGACACCGACCGGGGTTGGCGTCGGGCAACAGAGATCAGTCTTTTGACCTGGCGCCGTGCAAGCCCTGATGACCCGCTCGATGACGCCCAGCGCTTTGGCTGGTGGGGCGACAGTTTCCCCACGCAGGCCAACGACTGCATTGGCTCACGCCTGTGGCTGTTGCGCCGGCGGACGCTGACGGCGGACACCGAGCGGGATGCTCAAGCCTTCGCCCGCGAGGCCTTGGCCTGGATGCTGGAAGACGGGCGCGTTACGGCGGTCGGCGTAACGACGACACGCGGTATTGACCGGCTGGCAATGCGGGTGGTGTTGACCTTGCGCGATGGCCGAACCATCGACGTTCCATTTGAGAATTTATGGGTGGTGATCAATGCCGTTTGAAACCCCAAGTTTGCCCGCGCTGATCAGCCGGGCGCAGTCTGACCTGGGCGGCTCGGCCCTGCTGCGATCCGACGCCGAGGTGCTGGCTCGGGTGCAGGCGGCGGCTTCCTTCGGACGCTACGGGCATCAGGAATACATCGCCGCGCAGATCCTGCCGGACACAGCAGATGAAGACACCTTGCGGCGAATGGCCCGGGTGCGGCTCAAGCGTGACCGCTTGGAGGCGGTGGTTTCCAGTGGTGCCGCGACCTTTACCGGTGCTGCCTCGGCGCTGCTCGATGCAGGCGTGCTGCTGCAGCGTGATGACGGTGTGCGCTTTCGGGTGACGGCCAGCGTTGTCTTGGTCGGTCAGAGCGGCACCGTCAAGCTGGAAGCCTTGGAGGCCGGCCAGTTGGGTAATACCCCAGCCGGTACGGTTCTGCGCTTGATCTCCCCGGTGCTGGGAATCAATGACACGGTGACCGTTGATGCGCCTGGCCTGCAGGGCGGTACCGAACAAGAGAGCATTGAGGCGCTGCGCGCCCGGGTGATTCGCTCGTATCAGGTGATCCCTCACGGCGGCAACCAAGATGACTATGTGACCTGGGCGCTGGAAGTCCCGGGCGTCACCCGTGCCTGGCTTGTGCGGCACTGGATGGGGCCGGGCACGGTTGGTTTGTTCTTCGTCCGTGATGGTGATCTAGACCCCATCCCCAGCGCAGCAGCCTGCGAAGAGGTGCGGGCGTACATCGAGAAACAGCGCCCGGTCACCGCTGAGCTGTACGTACTGCCGCCCCTGGAAAAGCCGGTTCAGTACGAACTGAAGATTATCCCCGACAGCGGCGCAGTACGCCGGGCAGTGGAGGCTGCCCTGGTCGATCTGCACAACCGCGAGTCGGACCTTGGCGCCGGTCTGCTTTGGACGCACATCGGCGAGGCCCTCAGTGGTGCGCTAGGTGAGCGTGATCATCAGCTGATCAGCCCGGCTGCCGACGTGGTAGCTGCGCGCAACGAGATGCTGACCTATGGGGGTGTGCTGTGGCGATAAGGACCGCCTCCGACTACTACGCGCAGTTACGGGCGCTGCTGCCGCCCGGTCCCGCGTGGGACAAAGAACTGAACCCCGAAGTGGACCAGCTGCTGCAGGCCGCCGCCCAGGAGCTGGCCCGGGAGGATCTGCGCGCCGCCGACCTGCTGGAGGAAAGTTTTCCCGAAACCGTTCGGGAACTGGTCCCCGACTGGGAGCGGGTCATGCAGTTGCCTGATCCCTGTTTGGGGGATTCGCCCAAGTTTGAGGACCGTCAGTTGGCGGTGCGCCGTCGTCTGGTCGAGGTCGGTGGCCAGTCACCGGCGTACTTCGTTGAGCTGGCCATCAGTCATGGCTACCCCGAGGCCCGCGTAATTGAGCACCGAGCCCCACGTTTCGGGCGTTCACGCTTTGGTGCGGCGCACTTCGGTACGTGGGTCGCACAGTTCATGTGGACGCTTGAAACCGGGCCTCGGCGCCGCCTTGGTCGCCGGTTCGGCGTGAGCTACTTCGGCGAGCAATTCGGCGGTAACCCAAGCGGCGCCCTGGAGTGCGTACTGCGCCGTAGCGCGCCGGCGCATGCGGTTGAATTTATTAAGTATGGTGAGGACTGAATGGATTACCCAAAGAGCGTACCCAATGTTGGTCTGGTGGATGGCCAGTTTGCCGACGAGAACCCCACAACTGGTCAGGTGGGTTCGCTGATCCCATCTGCCTGGGGTAACGCGGTCACCCAGGAGTTGCTGAATGTGATCAAGGCGGCAGGCTTCGTGCCTGACGAAGGTCAGACAAACCAGTTGCTCAAGGCCATTCAGGGGCTGGTGTCTCAGGGTATTAAAAACTCTGTCCGGGTTGCGACCACGGGTGCCATTGCATTGAGTGGCGTCCAGACAATCGACGCCATTGTGCTGGTCGCCGGTGACCGGGTGCTGGTGAAGAATCAGGCCAGCGGCGCACAGAATGGCATTTATGTCGTGGCTGCTGGGGCGTGGGTACGTGCGCTCGATGCTGACGAAAGCGTCGAGGTGAAGCCCGGCATGCTGGTCGGTGTGGATGCGGGGACGGCCAACGGCGGCTCTGTCTGGCGCCTGTCTAACGCCACGCCGCCAACGCTGGGTGCCACGGCACTGACCTTTGAGCAGGTCTTTGGCAAGACCGGCGTAGTTGCGGGCAGTTACAAAAGTGTCACGGTGGATGCCGCTGGCCGTGTAACGGCGGGTGATAATCCCACTACGTTGGCGGGGTATGGCATTACCGATACCTATACCAAGGGTTACTTGGATGCGATGCACGGGCTCAAGGCTAACTTGGGAAGCCCGATTTTTACAGGCACCCCTATCGCACCAACTGCTGCACCTGGAACCAATACCCAGCAGCTGGCTAACACTGCATTTGTGCAGGCGGCGCTGGCGGCACTGGTGAATTCGTCACCTGCCGCACTGGATACACTCAACGAGTTAGCGGCCGCAATTGGTAATGATCCGAACTTTGCGACCACGATGCTAAATGCGCTGGCCCTGAAAGCGCCCTTGGCCAGTCCGGATTTTACCGGCATTCCAAGGGGGCCGACTGCTGGACCTGGAACCGACACCTTGCAACTGGCGACAACAGCTTTCGTCCAAGCTGCTCTAGCGGCGCTGAAGACGAATCTTGCAGGGTTCTTGTCTGCTCAACTGTCGCCTTCTGCGGGCGCACAAATCGTTGTCACCCATAACCTAGGGTATGTGCCAACCGAATCATCTATGGAGCTTGTCTGGGAGTGCGTTATCGCCCAAGGCGGTTGGGTTCCGGGTGAATTTGTAAGGCAAGAAAGCTGGGTTCACAGCACTGCATCAACAGCACTTACGCGGGGATTTTACATTTACGGTGAAACAACAACACAGGTGACTGTGGGGTGCGCGGACGGTGCATTGTGGCAGCTGCCAACAAAGACCACAGGTACAGGCTTCAACCTTACATTTGCCAACTGGCGCCTGCGCCTGAGGATCAAACCATGAGTACTTCTGAACTTTTCTATTGTCTGCCTTCCGGCCAGTATTACGGATCATGGAGAGGTGATCCTGATACAGATCGCAATGAGTATGCCGAGCGAGGGTACATCGAAGCCCCGTATGCACCGGAGAGCACTCGGTACTTCTGGGATGCTGAGCGCCGTGAGTTCTACCTGCCGCCTTTGGCCGCAGAGGAAATAGCAGCTTCTGAGCGTGACTGGCGCGACAGCCAGTTGTCGTCGGTGATGTGGCTGCGCGAGCGTCACCGCGACCAGCAAGACATTGGGGCCGGTACCACGCTGACGGCTGAGCAGTTCCAAGAGCTGCTGGTTTACATGCAGGCGCTCCGTGACTGGCCCCAGTCGGAGCAGTTCCCTGTGATCGAGCGCCGACCCGTGGCGCCGCCCTGGATCGCCGAACAACACCAATAGAGCCCCGCACTGTCGGGGCTTTTTCTTTCCTACCGTTTACTCAGGGATGCAACCGATGGCTATTACCGAGCAGCAACTGCTGCAGATTCTTCCAAGCGCCGGCCAGAAAGCCGGCGTTTTTGTTCCCGCCCTCAATGCCGCTATGGGCAAGTACGGGATCGTCACCCGACTGCGCACAGCGGCGTTCATCGCCCAGATCGGCCATGAGTCCGGCCAGCTTCGCTACGTCCGAGAGTTGGGCGGTGACGCTTATCTGGCCAAGTACGATACGGGCACCTTGGCTCAGCGCCTGGGTAATACGCCAGAGCCAGATGGTGACGGTCAGAAGTACCGGGGCAGGGGGCTGATTCAGATCACAGGTCGGGACAACTATGAAGCCTGCAGCGAGGCACTGTTCTGCGACAGTCGTTTGCTCAACACGCCTGAGCTGCTCGAGCACCCGGTCTACGCAGCCATGTCGGCCGGTTGGTTCTGGCATCGAGCAGGCCTGAACACCTTGGCTGACAAGTGCGACTTTCTGCTGATCACCAAGCGCATCAATGGCGGTACCAACGGCCTGGCTGACCGCAAAGCCTTGTATGCCACTGCGCTAAAGGTGCTGCCATGAAGTCGCTGGGCCTGCGTGTTGTGCTGCCCTTCACTCTGCTGGCCTTGTTATTGGGGCTTGCGCTGGGCGGTTTAGCCGCATGGAAGTGGCAGGCCAATAGCTATGACAAACAGTTGGCCAAGCAGGGCGAAGACTTCCAACGAGAGCGCAACGAAGCCTCTGTGGCCGTGCTCGACTGGCAGCTGGACGAACAGATAAAGCGCCGAGCGCTTGAAGACCGCCTGCAGGTGAATGACAAAACCCACTACAAGGAACTGCTCGATGCTCAACAACTTCAGGATCGCTTGCGTGACCGCCTTGCTACTGCTGATTTGCGGCTGTCAGTCTTACTCGACGCCTCCACCAAGAGTGGTAGCAGTGGGGTGCGAGAAGCCTCCGGCCCCAGCGGCGTGGTTCATGGAAGCACGCGAGCCGAACTTGACCCAGCGCATGCTCAACGAATTATCGGCA